TTTATTTAAATAATTATTAAAATAATTTTCAACCTGTGATTTAACTGCTGTTTCTATTTCACCTTTTGTTAGTGATGTAACTTTGGGATCGTATGTTGTATCAATCTCAAGTTGTAAATATGTGTACTCAGGATCTACAAATTCAGGTATAATTGCTACAGGAGTTTTAGGATCAATAATACTATTTTTAATATTGTCCTTATCTTGTTCTGTAATAATTTGGCCTGCTACAGGATTAAGTGATATAAACACTTTACCATACATAGGAGGATCGTTTTTCTCTCCTCCCCATACTGCAACAGATTGTATGTTAGAGTTACTTTGTAATATTAATGATTTGTAATCTTGTTCTGTAACTGCTCTATCTCTTGTAGCATTTAATCTTGGTGCGTTAAATCTAATCTCATCTACTGTTTCCTGTATGTTACCGCCCGATGCTACACTTGATGTTGTAACAGAAACAGTTTCTCCACTTGATGAAATTGTACCTGCTGCTGTAAATGTTTTAGCTCCATTGGGTGTTGTGCCTGAACTTGCAATATAATCTATTATAACTACATTGTCTACTTCTAATTTTTGTCCTATAACACCATCTCCAAATCTTAATTGTGTAAGTCCATCAATACCTTCTTCTACCCAATAAGCTCTAGAATCATTTTTAACATCTAATAATGTTGTATGTTTGTTCCAAGTTGTAAGAGATGTGTCTGCTAATGATGTTTGTACTCTCGCTCTTATTGTAGAAGCGTCAATGTTTTCATTAGGAACAATATAAGGTCCTTGAGGATTGGCTGCTTCTACTGTAAACTGATTAGATGTTCTTGTGCCTTCTTTTAATAGTAAGTCTGTAAAGACAAATTTTGTTACGCCATCTATAACTTGTGCTGAGGCTGTTATACTTTCTAATGGATAAAAGTTATATGACGCTCCATTTATAGAACTTGTGAATGTTGTATTCCTACTTAGCTCTAATGTTGTTCCTGTAAATGATGTAGGAGGTGTAACTGTAACCGTTACTGTTGCTGTTGATCCTAGATATGATCTCGGGGTATATCCTAGTGCCTTTGCAATAGATACTACTGATTCTCTTTTTATTGCTGTATCTATAAAGTTTTCGTTAGCAAGCATGTGTGCTAACATGCCATTGTAATGTGTATTGTATGCTAACATATCTATCAACACAGCAAGGCCTGAGCCTTCAAAGTTGTAATCTGAAAATTCTGTTTGAGACTTTAGATAATTTCTTAAGTTTAGTTTTATATCTTCAAAGTCTAGTTCTGTTACATTTAATTGTGCCATTATCGTAATCTCTCTAGTTTAACTTGTAATTCTTCTGGCTGATTTATTCCTACGACTTGAAATCTAATTGTTACATCATACGCATTGTTATCATATTGAGGATTACATTCTATATCAAAAACTTCTGCTCTTTTTTCATAATTTTCTAGTACATTTTCTATTGTATTCTTAATTCTGTCTGCTGTGAACATGGTAGCATTTTCAAACAACAAGTTACCTAGTTCAGTTCCTAAGTCTGGTTGAAAGGGTCTTTCAAATGTTCCAGACAGTATTAAATTTTTCATGGACTGTTTTACAGCATTCACATCTAACTTTTTATTGATGTCACCCGTTATAGAGTTTTTACTAAAACTTAAATCAAAGTCTTTATATATTCTCGCTCTTTTCTGTCGTAGTGTGGCCATAATAGTATTTATACTTAAAAGTCAAAACTAGGCAGTTCTAAAGTTAAAAATTCGTCGGTCTGTGCTTTTTTTGTTATTTGAGGATCAACAAATACCTTATTTACTTTAGGCATAGGTGGTAACTTACCTTGTCTAATTACAGTTGCTGGATCTATATCAGGAAATGATGTGGGTACTCCCTTCACTTCTAAATTTATACCATCTGTCTGTACATTAGGAATCATTTTACATAAGTTATCTAGGTCTATTGCACCCTTTCTTAAATCGGTTGCTAAAGTATCAATGTCAATATCAAAGTCTTTATACTTCCTTTTCATCACATTCAATTGATTTTCTATATTATCTTTTTGTAAATATCCTAGTGCCATCAATCCTGCAATTTGTTTAAATTGATCTTGTAGTGGCAAGTCTCCAAAATCTCCTGTAGGTATTTTAATTGTTGGCATGGCCTCGTTTAATTTATCCATTAAACCTTGCGCTGTGCCTTCCACTTTATCTTTTAATCCTGCCAATTCTCCCATGCCAGGTATATCCATAATGGCAGCATCTATTGATTGATTTAAAGCGTCTACTTGGTCTGCCAATTCTAGTAATGCTTTTGCCGGTCCGCAACTCATTTTATCCTCCTATTATGTTCCTGATGTAGGTGCTTTTGTATCTACATCTTTATCTGAATCTGGGTTAGTACCACCTGTTTGTCCATGTGTATGTGTATGTAATGTCACATCATTAGATGTAATATTTCCAGCCGGTCCATCTATAGACATTGTAGGTGCATCTATTGTCATATTGTTGGCATCTATATCCATGTCTGTTTGTGCTTCTAAAACCATATTAGTAGCTGTCCTTATGCCCATGGTATCTCCTGCTGCCATTGTCATTGTTTGTCCTGATAATTTAGCAGATGCTCCACCTACTCTCTCCATTCTATTTTTTGTTATAAATGTATTATGTGATGCGTTAAATGTTTCTGTTACATTTTCTACTACTGTCTCAGATTTTGTTTTACCAACAGACTGTGTTTGTTTTCCTACAATCTCAGCATTATCATCTAATGCCACACGAACAGTTCTATTACCTGCAATAGAATAGTTTTGATCTGTCATAACCTTTTTAATGTCATTGCCGTTGATAGCTGTAACTCTATCTCCTAGGATTGTTAAGAAGTAATCTCCCTCTACTTCTTCATACTTATCTCCTGTTACTAACATCTTTGCATCGCCCAATATAGTTACATTGCAAGAACCTCTAATAAAAACATTTTTGTCTTTAGCTACTATTTCATAATCAGAGCCTTTTATTTTTTCTACCTTTGTTCCATCTGCTTGATGTTCTACAAAATTTCCTACAGGATGATACCAAGCATATCTTTCATTGCCTGATGTATTATCTGTTTCTGTTACAAATCCTGCCTCTGTTTCTCTAACCAAATTGTAAGGATACATAGATGTATATGTTCCTGGTTCTTTAGGAGCGCCTGTGCCTCCTGCTTTTAAATCTGCTAGTGCGTCCCAATACTTGGGTTCAAATGCTTCTAATTTAAATGTATCGTATGGACCTTTAGCTCTTGCGTATGGTTCTTCCCACTTAAGGCCTTCATAGTCTTTTTGTGATTTATCATCTAACATACCATCAGCTTCTACTGAAGGTGCTCTCGCTGTTCTTACATCTATTTCTCTTTCTTCTCTTTTTGTAATAAGACTGTAATGTGTTTCTGCATCTTCATTTCTAGCTAATCTAGATATGTCTGGTTCTCCTGCTCCTGCAAATCCTTCTGGGCCAGGTTCTCCAAAACCTCCTCTAGGATATTGTTTATTAGGATCATTGAAACCATCTTCTATTGTTAAGTCTTCATTTTTTTCTTTAGGAAGTCCTGCAAAGGAACCTAGTATAACAGGCATTTGGCCTTCGTCTCCATCAGCAAAAAATCCTATTACTGTTGAGCCTGGCAATAGATTAGGATTTTCCATAATACCTGATGTGCTTGCATTTGTAACACTATTAACAACGGAGGCATAAGGCAATTTTGATGTCGGCAATATTTCTTTATCATGTGTATGATACCCCATGATTCTAACTTGATATCTTCCTGATTTAGCTAAATCAATTCTACTTTCTATTATACCCAACCACCAAACCCAATTAGGCATATTAAGTTTTCCATAATTATTTAACATTATTTTTCCTCCGGTGGACCCATACTTTCAGGTAATCCATTCTTAACAATTTCCATTTTCATAACATAACCTACGGTATCTATTTTGTGTCTTATTCCTGTTATTAAATATTTTCCTGATAACTGTTTATCGAACAATTCATCATATTCTAAATCTTCTGTTTTAGATACAGGAGCTGGATAAGAAATGTAAATCATTTTACCTACTTCTATATCTGTTCTTCCAGGAACATCTATTTCAAATTTATAGTCTCGTAATGAGTTTAAATAATTGTCTCTAAGTAATTGTGCACCTATTACATTCTCATTGTCTCCGTTACCCCCTTTTGAACCGGGTATGTTGTATGATTGTGTAAGATTGTTTGCGCTATTTAAAACTTTCATTGTTGTCATAGAATAAGGATTTCTAACTGTTCCTTCTGGTATAGGAATACCAGGCTCAGTGTGTTCAAACTTATCAAAGTCTTCTCTTATATCTAATTTTACTTCTAATCTTTCTTTAGTAAATAGATCGTATGCTCTTACTGTTTGCGCATAATAGCCTGTCATTTGTCCATCTATAATATCTATTGTTCTTGGTATAGACATGTTATCTATTGTTACCCAACCATT